CTAAAGCTCAGTTATTTGAGTTCAATGATGCATTCACTCGTGCTCAGTTTAGAAGTGCAGTAGAACCATTCTTAAGAGATGTTAAAAACAGAAGAGGATTAGTAGATTATTCAGTTATTTGTGATGAAACAAACAATACAGACACTGTTATAGACAGAAACGAGTTTGTATGTTCAATCTTCGTGAAACCTGCAAAATCTATCAATTTCATAACTTTAAACTTTATTGCTGCTAGAAGTGGTGTTGAGTTTGAAGAAATATATAGTGCAGTTTAAGGAGAAATAAAACATGGCAACAATAGACCAATTTAAAGCACAATTAATCGGTGGTGGGCCAAGAGCCAACAGATTTAGAGTGTTTGTTCCTAGGACAGGAAATAAAATAGAGTTTTTGTGTAAAGCAACAAGTATACCTGCTGCTACAATCACTCCAGTAGAAGTCCCGTTCAGAGGTCAAGTACTTAAACTTGCAGGTGATAGAACTTTTGAAGATTGGAGTATCACTGTTATAAACGATAATGAGTTCTCTGCAAGAACTGCTTTAGAAGCATGGCAAGAAGAAATCCAAGGATTTGGAACTTCTGATGGTGCAACTTCAACTGATTACTTAATTTCTCGTGCATTCGTAGAACAGTTAGGTAAAGATGATTCAGTCCTTGCGAGATATGAGTTCTTTAATATGTTCCCAAATTCAATCGGTACAATCGATTTATCTTATGAAAACGGTGATGCTTTAGAAGAATTTGAAACAACATTCTCATATTCTCACTGGGAAAGAGTCGTTTAAGTAGAATTAAAGTGAAAATAACACTCATGAAGGTGTTATAAATAATAGTATGGAAATATTTGGATTTGAAATATCTCGTAAAAAAGACGAGTTAAGAGCAACGACTGTCAATCAAGGACAGTCATTTGTTGCACCTGCAGATGATGATGGAACACCCGTCATTGCTCAACAGGCAGGTTATGTCGGTGGTGGTGCTTATGGTTCCTATGTCGATATGGATGGTGGTATTAAGAATGAGGTTGAACTTATTCGTAGATACAGAGAAACATCCCTAGTACCTGAATGCGACGCTGCTATTGAAGACATTATAAATGAGTGTATCACATCGGATAGTGCAGATAGGATTGTGACACTTGACTTAAGAGATGTTAAACTCTCAGACAGCATCAAGAAAAAGATGCAAGACGAATTTAGTCATATCCTATCCTTAATGAAGTTCAATCAGAACTCTCATGAATTATTCAGAAAATGGTACGTAGATGGAAGAATATACTTCCATAAAGTCGTTGACACTAAAAGACCTAAACTTGGTCTTGTAGATTTACGAAATGTAGACCCTCTTAAGATTAAGAAAGTCAGAAATGTAGAAGAAGAGAAGGGCAAAGACGGAATTAAAAGAATCAAGTCTATTGAAGAATTTTATGTTTTCAATGATAAAGGATTCGATAAGAGTAGTGCTGTAGAAGGTTCTACACTTAAAATTGCACCTGAGGCAGTATGTTATACTACTTCGGGTCTTTTAGACTATAATAAAAATGCAGTTATCGGGTATCTGCATAAAGCATTGAAAACTTCAAATCAGTTATCAATGATGGAAGATGCACTTGTAATTTACAGATTATCAAGAGCTCCCGAAAGAAGAATTTTCTACATTGATGTAGGAAACCTTCCAAAAGCAAAGGCAGAACAGTACCTTGCAGAGACTATGAATAAGTATAGAAATAAACTTATTTACAATGCAGATACTGGTGAGATAAAAGACGATAGAAAACATATGAGTATGTTAGAAGACTTTTGGTTGCCGAGAAGAGAGGGTGGTAGAGGAACAGAGATTACTACACTGCCAGGCGGACAGAACCTTTCAGAAATAGATGATATAGAATACTTTAAGAAGAAACTATATCAATCACTGAATGTTCCTTCGTCAAGAATGGAGGCCGACAATGGGTTTAACATGGGTCGTTCTTCAGAGATTAGTAGAGACGAACTTAAGTTTAATAAGTTCACTAACAGACTTCAGAAGAAGTTTGCTAGAACATTTACAGACATTTTAAGAACTCAAGTTATTCTTAAAGAGATTGTAAGTCAAGAAGAATTTGATAAGTTTAAAGACTTTATCCAATACGACTTTACTGCAGATAATCACTTTACAGAACTAAAAGAACAAGAGATTTTTAAAGAAAGATTAGATGCATTACAAGGTGCATCAGAGTATGTCGGTCAATACTTCTCACATGAATATGTAAGAAAGTATATACTTAGACAAACTGAAGAGGACATTGAACTTCTTGACCAGCAAATGAAGACTGAAAAAGAAACAATGCCAGACCAAGACGATGACGGTTTTTCATCATATTAGGAGATATAAATAATGAGTAGTGAAATAGCAAAACAGATAGTAGATACCATAGAAACTGGTAATCTTTCGGATGCAAAAGAACTAATAGACCAAGGTATCAAACAGAAAGCTGCAGAGACCGTGGACATGAAAAGAGTAGAACTACAGGTTGATTGGATGAATCAGTCAACAGAAACACAAGGGATGTAATGAAAAGTTTTTCTTCAATGCAAATCGAACTAAACGAGGCAAAGCTTAAACTTCCTCGTGGGGAGAAAGAATTGAAGAGAGATGCAACCAAAGTTGGTTCATCAAAAGTAGAAATAATATACACTGATAACAAAGGTAAGGTTAATGTGTATATTGATGGTAATTTATTCAGTGAGAAACCTTACAAAGACTTAAAAAGTGCAGAGAAGGAGATGAAACAGATAAAATCTATTATGTCATCATCCGATATGCAAGAAGTAAAATTAGAGGACATTATAAATGAAATTAATAGCTGAATTTAACGAGACAATATCTCCAATCATTACCGAATCAAAAGATGGTAAAGGTAAAGACTACTTTATAGAAGGGGTTTTTATGCAAGCAGACATCAAAAATAGGAATGGTAGAATCTATCCTATGGAAGTAATGGAGAAAGAAGTTGAACGATATACAAAGGAGTTCGTAGAAAAACAAAGAGCTTTTGGAGAGTTAGGACATCCTGAAGGGCCAACAATCAACTTAGACAAAGTTTCACACTTAATAGAATCACTTACACTCGAAGGTAAAAATTACGTGGGTAAAGCAAAAATATTAAGTACTCCTAATGGAGAAATAGTTAAAGCACTTATCAATGATGGTGCAAAACTGGGTGTATCATCTAGAGGTCTAGGTTCACTAGAGCAGAAAGGTGGCGCACAAATGGTAAAAGGTGACTTCCAACTTGCAACAGCAGGTGATATCGTTGCAGACCCGTCTGCACCTGAAGCATTCGTTGAAGGGATAATGGAAGGAGTCGAATGGGTATATCAGAATGGTATACTTACTGCAGTTCAAGTTGAGCAGATGCAAAACGAGTTAAAAACTGCAAAACTAAATAAATTGGAAGAAACCAAGTTAAATCTATGGAAAAGGTTCGTTGAGAGTCTATAACATATAAATAAATTAAGTAGTTCATTAGAAACTAATAACAGGAGAAAAAAATGGCAGATTTAGAAAACAACCTAGAAAGTATCGAAGAGGTAAAACAACCTCATGACGGTGCTGAGAAAGGAGATTCAAAACCAGTCAAACAAGGTTCATCTGATGCCGCAGAAATTGGAAGTGGTAAAGTTGAAGTCGTCAAACCCGAAGAAAATCCTGTTGACAAAGCAGTAGCATCAGTAAAGAAAGCTGAAACAGCACCATCTAACGAAGGTGATGCTCAGAAGAAAAATGCTGGTAAAGCTGACAAAGCAGATTCAATTAAGGAAGATGAAAAGGAGTCTAAAAAAGACGAATTGAAAGCTTCTAAAATGGAATCTATCAAAGCTATCGTCAACAATATGAAGGAAATGACTAAGGAAGACATCCAATCAATATTGGGAACAATATCTGAAGAAGAAGTTGACGAAAGTTTGACAAAAGCAGAAGTTGCTAGAAAAGTAGTAGAGTCTTTGAAGTCTATGACTGAAGAAGAAGTTGCAGAAACTTATGGTAAACTTAACGCAAACAAGAAGAAAGAAGACGAAGAAGGTGAACAAGAAGAAGAAGAGAAATCTGTTTCTGAAGAAATTTCATCTGAATTAGAATCTTCTCTTGTTGAAATTGAAATAGATGACGACCTATCAGCAATTTCAGAAGCATTAGACCTTTCTGAAGAAAAT